TTACTCATCGTCATCGCCTCCGCCAAGGTTTGAATCATCCATCATGCCAAGCTCCGGACCCTCAGCCTCTACCGCAGACGCAATTTCTTCAATGTCGGTATTTTCAGCGACAATTCCCCGGCGTTTCACTTCCCGCAGGAATGTCATCCGGTCTATTTCCCGGGCCTGTCTCATACGAATCAGTGCGTCAATGTCCTGAGAAGCCCGGACCGAGATTCCGAAATCGCTGTAAATGACCACATCGAACTCTTCCGGCAGTACAGCATGGATCCACTTGGCTCCCACCTCATAGGCATTACGCAAGGCCTTCGCCAGGGAACGGATCCACGACTGAAGACACGACTGACTTTTCGATTCGTCAATGGATTGCCCCGTCGCGGTCTGGTCCCCCGGCTTGCTCAATAAAGGTTCAAGCCCCAAAACCACCATACGTTCCTCAATGTCCAAAACCCCCTGACGGCAGGAATCGACAGACGCCCCGGAATGCTCGATATACTTGCCGTCGGCTTCGGGATTGGTGGTGACAATCTTGCGGCCCGGACCAATGATGATATCATTGTCCATGTCCTGAGCCGACAAGCCCGCCAGAAACAGAATCGGCCAGGACAAATACCGATAGGCATTTTTCAAGTCGCTGTTCTGCTGCCAGTGATCCAGATTGGCCCAGGCCAGCGGTTCCATCGCGGGAACGGCGGTCATAAAGCCGGTTTTGTTGATATAACAAGTCACCAGCGGAATAGCCCCGAACGTATGGGTTCCGGATTGCACCAAGTGAAAGTTTCCATTGCCGTCTTTTTCGTGGATTTCCCAGGTCTTGGTTGTAAAAACGCGGATTCTGTCAACGGTTTTGGTGCCATAATCGCCATCATCGACCTCGACCGTCTCCTTCCATCGAATCTGTGTCAAGACTTTACGGCCAAATTGATCTTTGGAGTATTTCCAGCCGATAAGGCTTTCGGGCTTGATATGCACGAAGTATGGCCGTATATCATTTTCCTGCTCATCGGACAAGGTGACTCCATCCGTATTGACCGCAGGATAATCCACCAGAATATGCGTCAACCCGCGATCGATCAGGGTATCCAGGCATTCTCTTGCAAACTGGGTCAGCGTTGTGCCGTTCTTATCGCAGTTATCCTGGATCGCTTCGAGGCAGTCATTGCCCAGTTCGCCATTGATCGTAATATCCCGCGAAAACGGACGGCCGGCCAGATCTTCGCACGTATCCTTGTAGGCTTCAAACAGGACCGACCGATTCAAGCGGTTATTATAAGCGGGCTTGTCTTCTTTGGGTTCCTGCGGCAGCCATTTTTGACCAGCCTTACGCATGGCCAGCGTCCCGCCTCGGAGGTCGTCAATAAGCTCCCACCGCTCAAGCATTGCCATATAGGCTTTGCAGGGAACAGAAACAGGATTTTTGTTATCGATTGCCATTAATCTTTTTTGACCTTAAACTGGGCGATACAAGGACGCCGCAACAATTCGTTTTTCAGTTCAATCGACAGGTCAAGCGTACTCTTTGCTGTATCTCCGACCTCTTTAATCGCTTGGGTATTCATAGAAATTACGCGGCTATTCTCTTTCAGGACATCCAAAAGCTGTCGTATCAGCCAAACGAGTATTCCCAAAAGGATGATAGATAACCCAGCAAAACCAAACTGGATCAACGGATTCATAATCGATGTTGTTGCCTGTGCGTCCATATTGACCCCTTACATTGAGCCGCTGCTTGCTTTGTGAATTTTCGTGCCGACACGATACCGGACCTCATCTGCCACGTGATCTTCGGCTTCCGTATCCACATCGTCGGTATCCTTTTCGTCCCGCGGCAATACCGGCACAGTCCGGATAAACTGGCGGCAATTGTCGAAAACAAATAAGCCCGGTCCATCTTTGGTAATAGCGTTTTTAAGCCTTGCTCTGAGCATCTGCCAGCCATTCATCCGGCTGCCGGGGGTTTTAATGGCCTTCTGCCAATAAATGCCCTCTTTGTTAAAATCATCCGCAATACAATTGCCGTTCTGTTTGTCCCAGATCGACGAATCCGCAGGGCCCGGATACACGACCCGGCCAATCACATTTTTCTCATAATTGCGAATCTTGACGGCGATATCACGGGCAAGCTCTTTACACCCTTCGTTGGGCTTGCCGGTCCAGCCGTACAGCTCTGCGATTCGGAATAGATCGCCGCGTTTTGTGCTCCTGGTCCTGCCATTGATGCTGATATCGCAGCCGTCCGATTCAGCCCACCAGCCGACAGAATAGGGCTTGGAACTTCCCCAGTCAAACGACCGGTCAATCCGCCAGGTCAGGGGAATTTCAAACGGATCAACAATGTGAATCTTTGGATTCCAAACATCGTCAAACATGCCGCCTGCAACGATATTCCAGTCACCTTCAAGCCATGCCGCCCGCTTTGCCCCGGATAATGCCTGAAGATTTTTCACATAGTTCGGGTCGTTTTCCATCAGGTGAGGGTTTTCATCCAGCGAACTATGAATTCTCACCCGTTCCCGGCCTTCATCGTCCTGGATCACAATACCTGCAGGGGCCGGGTCGATAAACCGTGCCTTACACCAGTTGTGACCGGCTCCGTAAGGATTACAGGTCGCCCGGTAATGCCTGGGAACATTTGGATTACTGGACCGGCAAACCGACATCATCGACAAATACAATTCATCAGACGGCCAGTTTGTCAGTTCTTCCCACCCGATCCAGGGATATTCATGCCCGTGGTATTTCCAGTAGTCAGAAGGTCGCTTGGCATGTCTGAAGTAGAGCCGCTCTCCTGTGGCAAACTTCCAAACGTGCTGCGATTCGTTGTATTCAGCATCCGGGAATATCTGGAAAAACCATTTCTTTGATTTGGCAATGACATCTTCAAGGTTCGGGTACTCTTCGCGGAATAAAATCCCCCGCCAGTCTGAACCATACCCCATACCGACAAACTGAGCAAAGTCCATCAACAGAACATCTGTTTTGCCGCCGCCGCGAGTCCCTTCCAGCAGGCATTCAAATAGGGGACACGTCAGGAAATGTGTCTGGCTTCCCGCGTTCGGTTCCCAAATTATGTTTTGTTCTGCGATTTTTCCCATTCTTCCTTGCTCATCTTGCCGGGCACGATCAAAACGCCCGATGTTCTGATTTCCCCGGAATGCTCAAGCTCCTGTTTGTCCCGCCAGCGTTTCGGGTTCCGATTCTTCAGCCAGAATATCTGAGCGGTTACGTCAGGCGGCATTTTCTTTTTGATCTTGCGAACCTTGACAGTTCCGTTGGATTGACGCTCTACACAATCTTCCTCGTAATCATAGCCAACCGCACGCGTTAGAAGAGAGTTTTCAACATTATTGGTATCAAATAAATCTTTACCCCTTCGCAAGGCGTCCATAAAAGTTGGATAATTAGCCTTCCAAAGACTCAAAGTTGACCTTGTTATAGCAAGGTTCTTTGCAATCTCTTCGTCTGTCAAACCACCACGAGACAGAGACTCAACCAGCCTGTCGTGATAAGCCTGATCGTAATTCGACTTCGGTCCGCGTTTCTTTGCCATAAAGCCACTCTATTATTCTTAAAACTCTTTCATCGGAGTATATTGCTGTATATTTATACCAATCTTGCATCTCAAGATTCTTTTTGCTTTGGTTGCAAGATGGGCAAGAAGGCACGATATTATTCCTTGTGAACCCGCCACCTTTAGATACTGGAATCACATGCTCTTTGTGTAAAGTGCCATCAGAACCACAATACGCACACTTCTTATCAAAAAATCGAAGACATTCCTGCCAATCTTTTTCAGTAAAACCAGTTTCAAGTCCACGCTTTGCATTTTGCCTGTTTATCGCGTTTATGATAAATTTTTGCTTGTTTTTTCGATAATATTCAGCCGCATATCGCTTAACGGTTTCTGGATTCCTCTTTTTAGGTGTCCGATATTTAATTTTTGTGGCAGTTTTTCCAGCCTCCATTGCCTCAGAAAAGTCTGGATTTTCGTTTTTCCAATTGTTCAATGTGGCTTCGCTGATACCCAAAAACTCTGCAAGCTGAGTATCTTTAAACCCTTCTTTGCAGAGCTTGAATGCTTGATCAATAAATTCTTCCCGGAAACCTGTAGGTCTGCCCGGTTTTTTGGAGAGCTGCGGTTTATTCGCCAAGGATAATTGTTTTTTTCGACCCGCTTTTGACATCTATTCGACTTTCTCTACATATACTTAACCCTTTACACATTAAACACTTATCTGTAATAACTAAGTATTTATTAGATACGAATCACGAATTGAGAATACCGTTTGTCAAGGGGGTAATTCCACTCTAAAAACAGAGTGATTTGCATTTTTGAAACAAAAAGGGCCAGCCCACGAGGCCAGCCCTAACACGAAATTGAAAACACACACAGTTGGAATTACGATTGGTGCTCGAATTTTAGCAGGTCCTTCTTAATGTAATAATCATGCCCGGCAAGCTCTTTTCTGACCTCTGAGAGGAATTTTGCCCAGTTTATTGTTTTTTCAATGTCCAGGAAATGGTTCAACTTGCCCACCTTCCAGAAATTGACCACGTTTTTTAACTGGCGTATGACCCGCAGGGCTGCTTGGGGATCCACGACCGGCTCAACGGATACCCAGGTATAAATCCCGCGTTTGTGGGCTTCGTGGATCGCTCTAAAGCGGCTTTCTATTGACGGGGCCCCGGGTTCCCAGTGTTGGCGGAGGGTTTCATCGTCAAAGATAATCGTGGAGCCGAATTTCCAGCCGGAATGACGCTCAAATATGTCGAAGTCCCGGACAGCGTTTATACCGGCTTTGGTCAGAACATTGACCTTTTTGAATCCGTAGTTCTCGCAGATCAACAGGGCTTGTCTGGTCAGATCGGCGGCTTCAGTGGTTTGATAGGGATCACTCATGAACGAAAACAATAGCTCGTTATCGCAGCCGGCCAGTTTTTTGGCCTCACGTTCAAGCTGTTTCAGGATGTCTGCCCTGGGCTTCGGATTGGCTGCCCAGTCATCCAGGGATTTCCGCATGATTGACGGGCAGTAGCAATATTTGCATTTGTGGACGCATCCGGTAAACAAATTGCAGGCAAGCTCGCTGTATTCACGGGCCTTGCCAGAGGGGATGTATATAACCGACATATTCAATCTCCTACTTTAAATGTGAAGTAATTTTTGCGGCCGGTGAAATATCCCGTTATTTCATCTACGCCGTTTTTATTCAGGTAATGCAGCATCTTTTGAAGCCCATTGCGTGAAAACAGGGTAGGTATTTTGTTAATCATGCTGTCGGTATAGCCAAGACTGGTCAGTAATTCATTGTCAAGCCGCCCTGCCATGGTCTGAATGAAGGTGCAGATCACATAGCCGGTATAGCCTCGTTCAAATAGGATTTTAAGCTGCTTATAGGGTGATCCATACGCGTCAAGATCGATGATATCAAAGCGTGCCAGGTCCAGAGACTCAATGAACTTCTGATTATCGCCGACCAGATATAGTCCGTCTCGGTCCGGTTTGGCATCGATTCGTAAGATGTTCAATTTCTTTTTGGTTCTGGCTTTGATCTGACTCCATACAACCATATTGCCACTGAAGGCATCCAGGATACAGACCTTGTCCTTTGGGACCTTGCCGACAGCGTCCAGGCGGAGATTGATTTTTTGGGCCAGCATCGAATTATCAGTTTGAAGACTGCTCATACTCTACCCCTTCCATCATGATGATATCCGCCAATCTTTCCTGGATGTCCAGCAGCTTTTCAGGCGGGAAAGAAAGCAGGATATGGGTTTTCCGGAAAGCCCTTGTTTTGAGTGTTTTGGGCTTTTCGTTTTCATCCTTGAATTGGGCATTTTCAAACCCGGCGATGGCATGCAGTTCCGGCGTAAGACGCTCAAGCATTTCGTCAAGCTGTTTGGTGTCAAACTCCGACAGATCACCCAGGCGATTATCGGCCAGGGCCAGGGCGATTCGTTTTTCATCGTCGGTTTTAAGGTCCGTTCGTTTGACTGCGACAAGCTCTTTGCCGTCTGTTTCGATGACACGAATCGGGATCCCGAGCTTTTGGGCCTGTTCATATATTCCGTTCCCGGCAATGAGAACATCCTCCGAATCGATCAGGACGGACCGGCCGGCTCCGAGGTTTTTGAGGCTGTCCATCAGAATCTTTTTATTATCTTCCGTGTGAAGACGTGCATTATTCGCATCCAGTCTTATCTGTTTTTGTTTTGCCATAAGTCATCCTTGCTTTAAAAAGCCCCGCCCTTTCGGACGGGGCCTGTTGTTTTTGATTTATTGTGCCAGCAGTTCCAAAGCTTTGTTTTTGATGTCCGCTCCGTGCCCGTAAACAATGCTGTCAAACCGTGAATCTTTGGCATCCCATTTAATGCCGCGATAGGTTTTATGGTGATCGACAAACTCCGTCACGGCATTAAACGCGGCCCATTTTGTCCCGGCAACGGTCTTATTGTTCATGCCGATTCCGTTCTGGAATACATCAGCAAGTTTCTGCTGCTTATTTTCCCACATCTTCAAAACGGCCTTGTAAGCGGTTTCATCCTTGCCTTCGGGCTGGGGCATGGGGTGAAGCTTTTTGGTGAACTTGCCGAATTCCTGGCTGTCCATTGAGGTTTCGATCAGACGATTGAAGCACTCTTCAATCCGTTCATAGTAGGCATCGGCCAGACCCAGCAGACGGCGTGCCTCAGAAACCCGGTCCTTGTAATTTTTGGTGTGGTAAATGCTGACCGCGTCTGAAAGATTCTGTACCCGGCCCCGTTTGTCGATTCCAAACGCCGCCGACATGGTGTTATTGCAGACTACGCGAATAGGGGTCCACTTGATATGCAGGGCCGTGCTGCCGTCATGACTGGTCATTGCCACCAGGTATTTATCCACCAGATCGGGACCAATCTTCATGCTTTTGGGCATCTTGCAGCAGATAAACACCCGTTTTCCACCAAACAAGCTGCCCGCAGTGTGAAACATGGCCAGCCCTTCGCCCACCAGAGCATCGAGGAATTCAAAGGCATCTTTGTTCTGAATGGGTTCATAGCTGTTGGTCACAATGCCCAGAATCTTTTCATCTTCCAGACGGACAACCGCCTTTTTGTCGGTGATTTCTTCCATCGCCTGCCCGGCCTGAAAGTACAGGGGCCGTTTTTCAACCGACCAGTCCAGTTGGGCAAACCGTAACGCGGCGGCTGATGTGACTTCTTTTTCAACCTGCTGGCCCAGACCATGCCAGGGGGTTTGACCGGCATAAAACATGCTCGCAGAACCGTCTTTTTTGATTTCAATTTCGTGTGCCATAGTGTTTTCCTTTCGTTTTTGGTTTCGTTTTTAATTCCTAACTGTATATATATAATATACACTATATCCACAACTAACGCAAGGAAAAACTGGATTTTCAGTAAAATTCAAGCGTTTTTAAGGTGTTGTATATACAGGAGTTATAAACTTTCCAAAAACAACAGAAGATTTTCTATGTCTTTTTTATGGATTTCTGCAAATTGTTGCCGTTTTAAGCCTGAAAAATACCCCCAACTCCACCCCATTTGTTGGACAAGCCGGGCCTGAGATATATTTTTCTCCCTCATGACGGTCATAAGCTCTGAGACCTGAATCCGTCTGTTTTCGGATTCGTAGATTTTCAACGCCCTAATTTTATTCATCCGTGAACCCCTGTTTTATCGCTGTCGCTCAATTTATTCAGTACATCCACAGGGCTTCAACCCCTTGGCCAGAACGTAGGACAAATCGACTTGGACCATCCCTGGCGTCCGACAGGCTGGCCAGTGATAAACACTTGGATCAGCCGGATCAATGTACATGATGATACTGGCCATTGCCGCCGCGGCCTGGATAGCCGCTTTTGCTTCCTGGACTGCTTTCTCGGCATCAATCTCCGCCTGTGTTTTCAAAACCCCGTGGGCAATCCAGTAACGATACTGTTCTTCTGTGATGTTCAACAGCACCCACGGCTTGGGCGACGGAATCCACACGCGGGACAATTGAGCAAAATCTTCCATCCGAAACTTTAAACACCACCCGGGAATAAACATCTCATAAAAAAAATTCTGCTGCCATAAAAAGTAAATGTCGGCCTTGAAGTACGTCTTGCCCGCAACAACCGACTGCGTCTGTTTGTTATTGACAACAACAATCCGATCTTTGGTATAAAGGATTTCCGATCCCGCCAGCGACGCATCCGACAGCCAGCCAATCAGCCAACAGAGTAGTATTCTTTTGTTCATTCTCAATTCTCAATCGAAAAAGCCCCGCCGCCGTACGCTTGGAGAAGCGGCGGAGCTTGGGGTCATAGCTTTGTCAGGTTTCATCAAACCACATGTTTCTTGGCGTACTAAGTGAACCCGCTGAAATACTCCGTGCTGTTTCGGATTCAAGGTTTCGTTTGCGCTTTATTCGCCTTCAATTGCTGGATCATGACCTTCAGGTCGTTTTTATGGATCAGGTAATACCCGCCCATATCCAGACTCAGCAGTTCATCGCTGCCCTCAATGCCTACCCGAATCGGCGTATTCTGGGCAACATACAGCACGCCCTTGCATTCCTCCGGCACCGGTGATAGGCTCTGCCGGATCAGGACCGTCTTAGTGACACAGGACGATGTTGTAACGATTAACAAGATCGCTAATATCAGGCGTATTGGAAGGCACCGTCGATTCATAGGCCCTGACCTCACTTTCCGGATACAGCCACTTGCTCAGCAGCCACATCAGGATTTGCTGCGTCAGCGGAAGCAGCAGGTATTGTGCTATCGCTTGCCACATTGGACACCTCCACAACGACGGTCTTATTGGCTGCCGCCTTTTTCTTTTCGATAATCGCTTTGATTGCCGATACAGCCTTGGATACGGTCCAACTTGCCAGGATCTGCCGCGTCTCAGGAGACAGCTTGGTTTGGGCCAGATTCCACGCCATGACAGGAAGTTCTTTTCGTTCCTGATTGGTCAGCTTCCCATCGGCGGCCCGTAATTTGATTTCCCGGACCGTATCTTCGTAGATTTCATCCACCGCCTGGGTCAGGGCATCGTAAATCCTGGCGATCTGTTCGTCGGACTTGTTCTTGGTGATTCCGAGCTTAACAGCCCAGGCCCCCACCGACAGGATCGCAATCCACAATAGCGACTCCACCCCTTGCAGCAGTTGAATCAACCAGTTACTCCCGCCACCAGCCGATTGATCCGTCGTCGTCGCATCGGCACCAACGGCCAGCCCCACAAAGGCCAGCAGCAGCATCATTACCAAAAAAATCCATTTTCTCATTGCTTGTTTCCTTTCAGAAAAATATTTACGTTAAAATTAATAGTCTCAAAATGCCCCGCCCCACGCCTGAACATCACAGGCAGACATGGCGGGCGGGGCCGGTCCTAAGTTTTCGTGTCAATCCTGGTCTGTGTCTTCAACCTCCCCGGTTTCAGTGTCAACCGTTTTTCCATCCAGTGTTGACAATACCATTTGAGCAGGACTGTCCTTGGTGGATCCACTTTTACGGCACAGCAGACAGGGTTCGTTGGTCTGCGTTTCGCCGGACATCAGCAAGGAGGCCGCGGGCGGTGCACTCGGCAGGGTTGTTTTGATTTGTGCCACACAGCCGTAAGATTGCTGTTCGGTGTCCAGGCAGACCAGTGTTACTTCTGCGGTCAATTTGGCTTTCGCTTTAGCGGCCTTATGGCCGTGTAGTTTGACGTGCTTGATAAGCTGCTCCTGCAGGGACATCAGGGCCTTGTTGATATTTCGCTCGAATCGGCCTTCGTCGATTAAGCTGATTTCGAGCGGGACAAGCATATTCGCTTCTGACATGTTAAAATCTCCGTCTTTTAAGGTTCAGTTTATGGCTTCACAGCAACCGGCCTACCGTTACGCACGATAGGGATTGCACAGATACTTCCAGTCCTGATGTTCGGGACATCCCAAAGCCACCACAACTTCGGGGATTACACGGACCTTCGATAACATCGCGTCGAACAATTCGACCTGTTTTTGCAGCAGGTCCGACGAGGTGCATTTGACATAGACCTGGTGGTCGTCGGCATCAATGGTGATGTCAATCTCGATTTCAACCGGATCCGTCGCCAGAAAGATCGGGGTCTTGATCTTGATGGTGTCGGGAATGGCAAGCTCTTCGCTTTTGCTTTGCCCGGCAATGTCCATTTCACAGACCAGGCCGTTGATCGAGTGCTTGCCAAAACCCCGCTGAAGCGTCACCTTGCGGGAAACCTTGACCTGCGACAGCATGAGAATCAGCGATTTGCTTTCCGGCGAAATGACGGCACGCCGGTTCTGGGTGAGAAATTCCACGAAACTGCGGAGCGTTTCCGGCTCTTCATTGGCCAGCTTCAGATTCCACGGCTCAAACAGCGGATGAATCACCGGCCGGAATGTAACAACCTCAAAGCCCTTATCGGCTCGTTCATCCAGAACCGCCGAGACTTCAAGGCTCGATACATCCACCAGGACCACCGTATCGGTCGTTTTGTACTTGGCCAGATACCCGGCAAAGCCGTCCACATCATGGAATACATGGGCACGTTTAGGACTTTCCATCTTCGGCGGCAATTGCGGCTGCTCCGGCTGCACCTGGCGATTTTCGACAGCAAAGACGATGGATTCTTTGCCATCCAGCATCTTCTTGCTGACATCCACAAGCGTTTGCTTGCCGACCTGTATGTTTTTCAGCAAATCGTTAATCATTTCCGTTCCGTCCATTTTGTTCTTCCTTTCTCAAATAGTGTTTGATTTACATGTCTTGAATGATTGGCAATTCGTAATTGACGAAGTTTTTAGTTTGACTGAATATCTCTCTGGCGTTGACAATTCGACGCACATACTTGGCAGCGGTTTGCCGTTTGTTGACCCCTTTGCCATTTTGGGGGACGTTCTCTAACACCAGTTCCATCACCACATCCGGGTATTGCTGGGACATCCGGCGAAATTTACTGTTCGTTTCGCCGTCATGGTGTCCTTTGGTCTCTTGAAAAAACGAGGACCCGTTGTTGTCAGTGATCAAAAAATCAGGCTTGTACTGCACCGGCTTGGTCTTGACGTTTCGGAAATAAAACGTCTTCGGCTCAAACTGCCAGTCCCTGATCTGCTGGCTCTCTTTGAGAAATTGCAGATACCGGGCCCACTTGTATTCCAGGATGGATCGGAAATAGCACTTCTTGCCGCCCACCCACGCCGTGACGCGTTGATTGTTCATCACCTTGACGACCCGACAGGTCTTCTCAAAACCCATCCGGGGAATGTTGTCGCAATATTTTTTCATGGTCTGTGCCCTCAGTTGAAACCGTACCGTTTTTTCACGTCTGCAAAAAATGCTGCAATGGGGTTGCGAATGGTCGTGCTGCTGATTTTGGACCGGGCCACCTCAATGACTTCCTCAAAGACCCGCGGGGTTTTGTTCCGGAGTTGGTCTAGGTAGTCGGCCAGGTTTAAAATCGCAGTGTGGTCCGAGGAGTTCGGCTTGAAGACCAACACGTCGGCGACTTTCAGGACAAAGGCCGACTTGGTTTTGATCTCTTTAGTCAGACCCGCCAATTGCCCGGTGTCGATACATGCCTGTTTCGTGATTAAGCCGTCTGACTCGTCCGCCTGTTGACGAAAACCACTTGACCCTACCGACGGCATAGGCAAATGGCGGTTCGTCAACTCTGAGGCATCCTGGAAAGAATTTCCGATCCCGAATTGCTCAACGTCGGCGACTTTCAAGACAAAGCCCGACTTGGTTTTGATCTCTTTTGCCGAATCCGAAGCCGAAGAATCCTGAATTTTTTCTTTTCCGAAATTTTCCGAAACTGTTTCGGTTTTAGTTATTGTTATGTTATGTTCGGTTTCGGTTTCGTTAGGTGGAGTAAATTCGGAACTTTCCGGAATTTTCCCGAAGTTTTCCGAAGTCTCCGGAATTTTCCCGGATTTTCCCGAAGTCTCCGGAATTCTCCCGAAATCTCCGGAAATCCCCTGGAAATCTGTCTCGGCAATCCAGCCAATTTCGACAAGCTTTGGCAGGTATTGACTGATTATGTCCTGCGGAATCCCCCATAACATTTCCATGTACTCAGCCAATGCCGGTTGTTGTTGTTCGTCCAGCAGATAGCCGCGAAATTCCCGCTCCTGATCAGCAGCAAGCTCTAAAAGTTTAGAGAACAGCCCAAAGGCGGTCAGGACATTTTCATTGCCCACGGCCCGGCGTAGGCGTTTCCAGCCCACACCCTCGGATTTTCCATGAACCGCCAGCCGGACATATTTCAGATTGGCTTTTTTCCGGTCGCCGGGCCGATACTCTGAACCCTTATCAGAAACTTCATACCGACTATCCCAATCAACTATGCAATATACCTTCATGTTCATCTTTCTTGTCCAGCTTCTCTAATTCCTCTTTTGGAAACAATCGCCGCCAATGGATCCACCGTTCGCCTGAAACCGACCAGATCCACGGACCGGGCCTGTCATCTGGAAATGGAACGATTCGTTTTGCCATTGGTCAGAATGGAACCTCGTCATCGCTGTCCTGCGGGAGATCATATTCAGCTTCCGGCTCTGTAGCCGCATCACCGCCCTGCTGAGTTTGCTTCTGGCCGTTGGGCAGGAATTCAAAATTTTCAACCAACACGCGGAGTTTTTGACGCTTGGAACCGTCCTGGGTCTGCCATGTATCGAGCTTCAACCGCCCTGCAATGAAAATAGGGCTGCCCTTTTTGAAATACTTCTGGATCGTTTCTGCCCGTTTGCCGAACATTTGGCAATCGACAAAACAAGTCTCTTCGGCCCAGGTGCCGTCCTGTTTTTTGAACTTGCGGCCCATGGCCAGGCCGAATTCACAAACAGCGGTTTGGCTGGGCAGATAGGACAACTGCGGATCGCGTGTCATGTTGCCGATTAATAGTACGTGGTTTAGACTTGCCATTACACACCCTCCTTTACTCGGTTAATCCTCCACTGGGGATCGGGCGGCGGAACGATGCAATTGATCGAGTCGCCATAATCCCGGATATTCTGATACCAGTCTGAAAAGTCTTTGATTGACAGTGATGTTTTGCTGGGTAGAGAGGTAATGTCACGACCACAGACGCGGACCGTCTCAGGCTTGAACCACTTGGCCCCGCATACCAATTTCAGATAGTTATCCCAATATTGCTCACTATCCCCGCTATAATCGGAAAACAGCGGCAATATGACGGCATGATAATAAGCCATTTGCCGGAGGCTGATCTCGTTGTCCGGACTGTATGGCCGGACCTCGATAATAAAGCCCTTGTCGGCGTGCTTGCGACACTGAGCATAAATGGCTTTCCAGTTCGCGTGTGGCTGATTATTTACGATTCGACCCCGATAGATTGGCATTCCCTTGCCCCACTGTAAAAGTATTAATAAAAAACATGGATTCAAATTCTTTACGTGCTTGCTCTCTGTTGATATTGTCGCCGGACATGTGGAGTAAATGCAATTCCCGGCATCGATTTAGATTGCAATGCTTTTTTATGTAGTTCATTGTTGCTGTCTTCTCAAAATGACTGGTCAATAAACGCCTTGCCAGTGATTCGTTGATCTCTTCGGCATCGACCCGGGCTTGTAGGATTTCTTTGTCATAACTACACTCCACCGCAATGATGTCAAACAGGTATTCAAACCGTTGCCTGATATGGCTGGTATCCGTGGCAAACAGCAAGAATTCATCGGTTTCTCTTTCACGGACTATATAGCCCAATGGCTCCTTTGCATCATGACTGGTCCAGAACGAAAAGACCTCAAAGCCTTCAATCCGCAATAAGGTCCTGTCCCCCAGGATTTTATTGCGGCGGCGGCCCGAAACCTCCAACGCCTCAAAAGTCCCTGCTGACGCATAAACATCAATGCCGGATTTCATGACTTCATGGATCGCGGCGGAATGATCCTTGTGTTCATGGGTCAAGATACAGCCCACAATCCCTGTCAGATTGTAATTCAAGGCCTTGATCAGCTTGGTCCATGTAACCCCGCATTCAATCAACAGCCGTTTGCCACTGTTGGCAGTGACGACATAGAGATTACCGCCGGAACTGGAATATAGTTGGTCAAATTTCATGGTCAATCCTGTTTTAACAGGCCGCCGATCCGCGACAATCGGCGGCCCTCTATCCCGTCCCAAGACGGGTCCCAAGGAGGTATCCTAATATTTCAAAAAGTCCGGGCTTTCGTCTGCCGGGGGTGCCTGCTGGCCGGGCTGTTCAAAGTTGGCATCAATCGGTTCGCTGCCGGAATCCTGCTCAATCTGTGCGGCGGCATTGCCCGACGCATCGGCAAAGGATTCTTTCTCGTCGATTGCAGCGGCCCGGGTCAGGTCTTCACAGATTGACTTTGGCAGGAATTTGGCAAGCTGCCGGATCACGGTCTTTTTGGCCATCGCCGGGTAATCGTTTTTCCAGGCCGGAGAGTTGGGGCATTTGGATTTGGACCGGAAATACTCCACTTCCTCCCGGCGTAATACCAGAATCTTCGGGCCAAGCCCTTCGACTTCGGCGGTCGCATACACCGCAATCAATTCCCCTTTAGGCATTTCCCATTCAAACGGGTGTTCGATGGAAAACCGGCCGTCCACGCGGCGGATAATGACCTTGCCCCGTTCACTCTCATAAATGCAGTGGGCGGATATGTCCTTGACCTTGCCGGACCGATAGGCCAGGTCAATCAGGCCCTGATAACCGATCTGGAATGTGGCTTCGGTTTTATAGGGGACCAGGTAGGCAAGCCCCCGCGGGTCAATGTCCAGACCCAAACTGGCCGAAATACTGGCCGCCTTGATAATGCTTTGCGGGGTGCACGCCTGTAAATCCGGGTTCTGACTGACGGCGGTATAGACCATCTTGGCGAACCGTTCCGCCATTTTTTGGGATTGCTCCCCCACGGCGGAGGGCAAATTATCCATAAAGGTTTTGATTGCCCCGGCTGACAGCAGACTTGTTTTGATAATGTCCAGCGGCTTGGGCCGGGCAAGCTGCTGGTTTTGTTGCGGTCGTGGGGTTTGGGGATTAGACACTGGCGGTCTCCTTTTTCTCAACGGTTAATTTTTTGACGGATTTTTGAGCAACAAGCCGGATCAATTGGCCTGAAAACTCCAGCGGATAGGTGATGCTTTCGGAATTGTCCACAAAAAGCGGCACGGATGTTTCATAATGGGCCGAAAGCGTATTGACAATCTCGATTCCCATGATCGCCTTCTGCCCATACGAGCAATCCTGATAGGGAACGCCATTCAATGTGGACTCGCAGCACGGCTCAATGCAGCCATTTAGAAGCCGGTTGAACAGCTTGAACTTGACCAGGCGGAATTTGCTGTTGACCGATTCTTCAATCAGGTTGCTTTCGGCGGACACATACGCATCCATCATGGCAAGCTGGGCGTCGATGTCGGCGACCTGCTGGGACAATTGTTTTTCTTTCTCGCCGAGTTCCTTGATACGGGCTGCATCCTGTTTCATCCGGTCGGCCTGGGCCAGCGTATGATTGAGGTCATTGAGTTCGTCTTGTTTCAGGCGGATTTCAACCCCCAGCGACATGACCTTATCCGACGACGAACCGCCGATTTCAGCGGTTAAAGCGTTAATCTTCTGGCCCAGGTCCAGCCAGATCGCGTCCTGATCGGGCGGAGTGGTTTTGTTATATTTGGTCAGATGGTCGATTTCAGCAAATCGCCTTGCCTTGTATTCCTGGGCCTCCTTGACTTCAATTTCCGCCTTTTCAATGGCTTCATTCAGCGGAACAAGAGCAGCTTTCAGGCCGTCAATCTCTGCCTGCATGATTTTACAGGCTTCCATCTGAGCATTGCCGGACTGAACCAGCCTGGATAAATCCAGCGACAGACTGGCAAGAGCAGACTGTTTTCTCGCCTTGATCTGTTCGGCCTGATCGGGCGGGAGTTCCTGCCCGCAGGTATAACATTTAGTGTCGCAGGGTTCCGATACCACCTTGTCATAACGTTCTTTGGCAATCCGGTAAGATTCGCGGATGTTATTTAATGCCTCACGGCCCCGCTTCAAGTTGTTTTCGGCCAGGCTGATTTGGCCGTTATGGACACAGACGGCATTCTTGGCATTGACCACAGCACATTTTTTATCGAGTATATTGGTCTCGATTGTGGTCTTTTCATCCAATAGGTGCTTAATACTGCTGGTATCGCTGGCAAGCTGCCGTTCTCTGGCCGCCTGCTGGTTTTTCAGGGCATTCAGGGCGTCAATCTTTTCCTGCCGGGCGATTTCAGACTGTAAGACGGTCTGTCGCTGGACCTCAAGACATGTAATTTCCTGTTGTAATTGATAGCGTCTGGTGATAGCCGCCGACAAATCGCTGCCGGCGTAATGGTCCAGGCCCCTTTGGAGTTCATCAATCCGGGCCGGGATTTCGTCCCGTTCTTTGGTGAACATGGCTTTTCGGTCAGTCAGGACCTTTTTGTAATCCTTGGTTGACCGGCCCTTTAATTGAGATAAGAGGACATCAAAACCTTTGGGGGTCCCGATTTCTCCAGCGATAGCCAACAAGGCTGCCCGGCGTTTTTCCCAGTGAAGCTCGTTGAACTGACGCAGATTGGTCAGCATTCTAAAGGTGTCTTCGGGAATGAGTTCATTGATAAAGGCCTGGTATTCATTGACCTTGCGTGGGACTTCATCGACCCAGCACGAAGTTTCATAGCCGCGAAGCTGTCCCTTGACGATGTTTTCCTCCTGCTGTTTTCGCAGGATATGAGTCACACCGTCAATATCGATTTCAGCGGCCACGGCAACAGTCAGGCCCGGAATAGGCTGATTATTGTCATCCAGCGGGCGAAGGTCAAAGTCTTTACGCCCTGCTGAATCTTTACCAAAGAGCAACCATAAAAAGCCGTCATAAACGGTTGTCTTCCCTACCCCATTTGCCGCTTTAATCGTGGCATTCTCGCCGTCAAAGTCCGCCTCAAAGTGTTTTATTCCTTTTAAGCAGTCAATTTGAATCTTGTTCAGTTTCATGTTCATAACATCACTCCTTAAGTTTTATAGTTTTGCCTGTTCGGCTTTCAGTTGATCCAGCGTATCGATTGCTTGCTGCAATTGCGGGCTATAATTACCTTCTATGCCTGTCTGGTTATGTTTCCATATCATCGTATCGATCATCCATTGCATGGCTTCGATGGCATCCACAAGCAATTGTTCTGTAATAATGACATCCGGCATTAGTTCACCTTGAAAAGCATGGGTTCATGATGGATTGGCTTGGTCTTTTTCGCTCCCACCAAGAGCCTTGCCGCCCTGCTGATTTTGGAATCGATTGTCTGTTGTGCCTCTTTGGCCTTGCGGAACGCTTCCATCTCGGTTTCCGTTGCAACCCGGTAATGATCGCTATTGATATGGGTTCTGAGGCTCTTTTTCTTGCAAGTAAAAACGATATATCCGTTTTCGTGCAGATAGTTCATCCGGCCAGAGACAGTCGAACGTTCGATGTTCAGATAGGCCGCAATATCGGATATGCAGGCGTCCTCAAGCATCAATACTGCAAGCCATACCTCAGACTGCAAGCGGTTAAGCTCTTCGGTCATTTCCGCATAAGCATCAATACTGGTCTGTTTCACTGGCATCGTTAAACCCTCACCAATTCAAGCTGCTGGTCCGAATAGATTGCATTCAGAACACCCATAAGAACGTCCGGGTTCTGTGAAGCCTTGTAAAACAGATAATCAATACGTTCGTGGGTTTCATCTATTGCCCGTTCCATTGTTTCACAGCTTCCCATTTTTGAATCCTCCATGAATTGCCGCGATTAGCGGCATTGCAAGAAACAGACTGAAAAATACAACGTTGAACATCGCTTTACTCCTTCAAGATATACTAACCCAAGGATTAGGACTTCTAAAACAGCGGCTCTTCTCTTTCAGCCGCACGCTTGATCAGGGCATCCAGAGAAGCCGCCCTGTATCGGATCAATCTGCTGCCAAGCGTCACTTGTTGCAGCCCTTTGGCTCTCAGAACATCGAGATTTCTGAGGACCGTACTTTTGCTCGCCCTGATACGCATCGCGATATCATCCACACGCAATAATGCTTCAGACATGGTTCACCCCTTGACAAGACATCTGTGTTTTTGGTATTCTGTTTGGAACATTGGAACTTTGGTTAATGTCAGGAAGGCCAAGCTCTTTTAAACGATTTTCGCAAAGTAGATCAATTTCTCCGGCGATGTCTCTTTTCTCTGCAGCCGTCAACAGGTCTATCTTTGCTCTGGTTTCTTTTGTGATATAAATTGTTGGCATCCACATATTCTCCATTGCTCTCAATTTCTCTCAATAATTTATCGTCAAAAAGAACACTTGTCAATGATTATAATTGAGAGAAATTGAGAATTATTGAGTTTATGTTTTGTAAGCTTTTGTTTATTCAGTAGTTATCGTCTCAGAAAAAATTGAGAAAAATTAGGAATTTATGGTTAGAGCTGATACCGAAAAAATGTTAGGGGCCAATCTACCAGTCGAATTTGTAGATAATTTCTGGATTCATGCAGCCCCCGGAAAGACCCCAAAAGGCCTTGTCATCGAAACTATGGCCAAATTATGGCTATCCCTCCCTGAGGCGGTTAAGAAGGAACTCCTTTTCCCTGAAAAAACTCGTGAAAAAGAGGTGGCTTTGGAGTCTGTACTTGAAAAGATCGTCGATAAGAAATTAGACGAATACTTTGCCAAACAGAAGAAAAAGGCAAAAACCTAA